AAACAATATTCAATATCATGTCTACCATAAAATTCTGCTTCTATGCTAAAGAATTTACTAGCCACTATACCTGAACGGCTACGCTCATAAGTTATTTTAAGATGACGTTGGAAATCGGGGTTAAAATTAACCTTAGCCTGATCAGTAAATCTTTCAGGGTCAACTTCTCTTATTACAAGTTTTTTTCGACTATTTGTCGTTTTTTTCATGGTTCTCTACTAACTTAATAATAATATCTAATTTTTCTTTCGCATCCTTAATAGCAGGATATTCATTAGCAAGTTTTTCAACTTTCTTTTCATATTCCATGCGCTTTTTAGCCCACTCTAATACTTCGCCGATCTGTGGGTCGCTACGCAATTCGATAGTATTATTTATTTTATACCATTTAACGTCATTATTGTTATCACAAACTTCAAAACATTTGCTTAAGCCGTTCCAACGAACTTGGCCGCTTGTGGCAGGTAGCGTGTATTCACGATCTATCTGCCACACTATTGGCTGCGTAGTTGATTCAATTCTAATCACTTAATCTGTCCAGGAAGTACGTAACGATAGACTGCAATACCACTATCAACAGTGATTTCGCAAGCGCCTGCATCACTAATCTTAACTTCCTTACTACCAGCAAGATCCATAATTGACAAGAATACCTTTACTGGCCACTTCCAACTACGACTTAGCGTACCGTTGACGTTAGCCTGGAATACAAAGTTACCACTATGTGTGCTATGATCACCAAAATAAATCTTAAGATCATTGCCATCAGTCTTGGTAACAAAATGTGCTTCTTCGGTATTTGCTTGGGCTTGCTTCTTTAATCTTTGAATACCAGAAATAGTTGGTTCAAACGAAATGTCCCACTTGGGTGTCTTGAATTTAACATTCTGTACTTTCTCTTCGACAATGGCCTTTGCCATCAAACGATAATCGTTGACGAAATCACCAGCATTAGTTTCAAAGTGAATTGCTTCAGGATAACTTTCACCGTCTTTAGTTCGTGATGTTACCTTAATCTTTGCCTTCTCGTCATATTCGTCAAAACCCAAGATAGTTTGAAGTTTATTAAGATTAGGCATACCAAATGTGCCGATAAACTCTGCGACAGGAGTATGTGTTACACCTTCAACGACAACTGTACGGTCGTCTGATAGTGCGCTAATCTTTGTTTCCTTGTCGGTACCAACAATTTTGATTAGGTCAATAACGCCCAATCCATATGTATATTTGATCAAGTCTTGTAAATTATCTTTCATGTTATGCCTCTTGTGTATTTAGGTAGAATCAAAGTGTAATATAGTGGATTTTATTAATAAAATCAAGTACTTGTTTAACCAAATGTAAACAAACTGTCGAATGCGCTATTAGTATCAGTATTGGATTTTAAATCCCAATTCAATACGCCTAATAGGTTTTCAATCTTCTTATCAACCAGTGTTGCTTCCATAGCACTATCATCAAATGGAAGTTCAGTAAACCATTTTGGAAGTCTAAGTTCATCGACAGGATATGCAACGCTAGTAAAGCCAAGTGGATTGGGCTTGAGTTTACAAACGATAACCTTCATACCATCGACCATCTTCATGCTGTAGTTGTCGCTGTTGACTCGTCGTAAATAGTTCCAATTCAATGCCGCACGGACGTGCCCGGGCATGTTTGCTTTGCCAGTCTTGCTATTTGCTTCAAGTTCACCATACATAGTGAGTTTGTTTACAGATTTAGGACTGCCTTTAGTCCAACTATCTTGTTCGCTAAGTTTGATCTTAAATTCTTTGATATGTTCAATTACATCGTCGCGTGTTTTACCATGTAGCACCATCTCAAGCACTTCAAACAAAAAGTCTTGAACATATCGTGGCGTATCAGCACGTTTCAAGTCAAGACCCATAGCCTTGATTTTGCCCATCTTACCATCCTTATCTAATCGCTTGCCTTCTTTATCAAAGATATTAACAGCATAACGTTTCTTTGTGATGAACAAACTACGATCACCGATTAATTCACGGCCTGCTTTAATCACGCACATCTTACGCGGCACATGAAATGCACGTTCGCAGAAACTCGGGAATGTCTCGTTCGCTTGCTCTGCGATATTGTCATAGAGTTGAACACACAACTCCTTACTCCATTCTAACTCGCCATTCTGTATTTGCGGCAATAGTGTATTGTGTGCGCTGAAGTAGCAACTATCTGTGTCGCCGTATACAATTGCATCGCCATAATAATCATACTTGCCTGTAATAACTTCATTAATCTGCGCACTCATATGCTTTACGATCTGACGCCCAGTCAATGTTACACTCTGACCTATACGCTTATCATAGAAACGGCAATGTTCATTCAATAGTGCGCCATATGCACTATTGAGCAAAATCTTGCGTACTAATTGACGCTTATCCCAATACTCAATATCTTCTTTAGTCGTAGATTCTTTGAGTTTCTTTTGCATCGACTTACGATCACTATACCATTTGGTCAATAGTCCGGGAATCACGCCCTCAGTATCCGATCTAAAGATAGTACCATTAGCACTTAGAATGTATGGCTTGTTGCTATCGAAAATCATCTTCCAAACTTCGGCAGCACTCATCTCTATGCTCTCGCCACTTTCAAAGTCAACTGTGAGCATAGTGCCACGTTCTTGATTCATGACGGCTTCATATTCTAAGCTACCAAACATACCTTCCCATAATAACGAACTCATTTCAACTTCGTCATCTTCGTCGTAACGTGCCTTTTCGCTGGCAAGTTTGCGTGCCTTATCAGTCAAGTGCTGTTCAGTCAATGTCTGACGCAATTGTCCAACAATTGTTTCTGGCGCCATGTTGAGTGTACGTATCGCTGACGGATACAGACTGTTGATGTCAACTGCACCAACCCATTCATGTATACCTTTCTTTGGAATAGCAACATACGCACCGGCTGCGGCGATCTCACCATCACTGATATTTTTCTTTTTATCAGGAACCATCATACCACGCTCATGTGCTTCGTTCATCACAGCCATCTCAATCATTGCCACTGAACCCATGACAGTTGGGAGTAAGACAGTATTTTCGTGTGCTAGTGCATTAGCAAGATCAAGAAATTTTAGTTTGTTATGAATCTTAACCAACAACATCGTATCCTGACGATTGTACTCAACAAATGTTTTGAAGTCTTTGTTATAAAGTTGGTCAAGTGTACCTTCATACTGTGTCTTACGCTCACCAACTTCCATCTCACCAATCGCATCTAAACTATAACTGTGGCGCGATTCATAGTTGTACTTTTTATACAACTGTAGATAGTCCATGTGTACGCGACCAACAAGGTCATATGTTGTTTCGGTCTTGCCAAAACGTTCATACTCTCTTGCTTTAGGAGTTTGACCAAGCAAACAGAATTTACGTGTATCGTCTTTGCTCATCACCCTAGTCACACGATTGACCATGTAAGGTATATCGTAACCTTCAGAGTTCCAGCCAGTTAGAATATCAGCGTCTTTGATTAGTTCAAAGAATGTCTCAAACATTTCTATTTCACTACGAAACAGAATAGTATTTGGGAAGTCTTTGACTAAATCTTGAGCAGTTTCATCGCTCATGTGCTTAGGAGGGATCGCAAGAGTAATCAATGTATCTTGCCAATCCAAATACATTGAGATAGAAGTGACCGGATTGAAAGGATCACTAGTGGGACTAAAACCCTTTTCAGGATCGAAATCTACCTCAATGTCAAAGAAAACTGTATGGAGTTTTGGAGGCTCACAGCCTAAGTAGTTTTCACTTAGACAGCGGAATATCGGATTGATATCCGATTCATACAGTTTCTTATTGCTGTGGATACGTTTTTCTTTTTCAAACTCACTACGCTTGCGTGTGCTGAAACGACTTACTGATTCGCCATAGATGCTGCGATACTTACCTTTAGGGTCAGTATAATAGAAAGTATAGTTGGCAGGAAACTCATTGTATGTGCGACGACCATCAGGCTGTCGTTCTACAATGAATATCCTATCACTATCTCTATCGTGTATTGCGTCAACGTAACTCATTACAGAGTCTTACCAACAGTCTCCAAAATTGTGTTGAGGTCTTCGTTTTCTTTGTTAGTCTCGCCCAACTTTGACTTGTGAGCGACACGGATAGCCTTCTTTAGAATGCTTGGCTTTACTTCAAGTTCTTCAGCGATTGCCTTGATGGTATCGTTTAGACCTTCTTGTAGTGTCTCAATCTCATGATGAACGGCGATGCCTTCGTTGATCAACTGTGTCAACTTGATTTTTGCTTCGTTATTGAAAGTTCTTGTAGACATAAAATCTCCTATGTGATTAGTTATTATACATTGTGTTGTAAAAAAGTCAAACTTTTTATGC